ACTTCAACGGGTTCACCCCAGGTGCCTTGACCCCAGGTGCCTCGACCCCAACCGACAGCCATTGGCTATCCCTACGCTATTCTAATAACAGCGTTACTTGCGTCTGCCGCAGGAAAAGTAATAGTAAAGCTACCTGCTGTACTGGTCTTATCACCACCAAAATCAAAGACTGCAACCGAAGGATCGCCTGAAGCTGAGTCATTGAAAATCATGCAGCCTCTAGCCGTGATGGTACAAGTACCAAAAGTTAAATCAGAAAAATCCGTAAATGCCGTAGTCCCAGAAGTGGTTGGATTCACATTAGTTAGTGAGCTTCCTTTAGCCGTGTAATTGGTTCCCGTTGCTTCCTGACTGGTTGAATAAGCTGTGGTAGAAGCACTCATCGTCGCTGAACTGGTATAAAGAGCCAGATTAAAAGTATTGCCACCACTTGCTTTAAAATTATGTGTTGCTTGCAAAAGTTCACTCTTGAAAGACGTGCACATCGCTTGTGTTATCGCCATTATATTCTCCTAATAATATTAGCTAGGTCTTTTTGACCTTGTTTTTCTAATTGATTGCATATCGTACACATATGGTTATTAACCGCTTCTTGCATATAATACACAATTATCTTATGGCACGCATTTTTAAATGCGTGAGCTTGTGCCTTAATCGGCGCAGGGGCTGTGTCACTAATAGAAATTACTTTCTCAATTGCCATTTTAGCAACTTCTTCTATCGTATGCCCTCTGTTATCTGTCGTAATAACCGCAAGATTTCCAACTTCTGTTTCTGAGTTAAGTGAAAACATTAGTATTTCTTAGGCTCTACAATTCCTTCTTGTACCTGTCCGTCTTTTCTTCCTACTAATCCTATGGGAATAACCTGTTGCTTTTCAACTTCTGACCACCTACAAATTTTTAATTCATCATTAATTATGTAAGTAACAAAAGGATTTTCTAGCCTATGATACCCATACAATTTTTCTTGAATGGGAACATCGGCATCTAAAAGTCCAGACGTCAAAGCCACTTGAACAATGATACCTGCATCCATACATTTCGCCAACCAAAATTCACAACATCCACGTCCTTGTTCCGCAAAATATAAGTTGCCTTTATAAGTAAAATCAGCTCCAAACATATTGATACTTCCCACTTTATTCCATAAAGCAAAGGCAATGGCGTAGGCAATGGTATTGTTAAAGTAGCCACAGTCCAAGTCTAAGGCTACATTTTCTATCGGGTACTCAATCAAGGCAGGAACTCGTTTATCTAATTCACAGGTATAAATAGGATAATCAGCCGTAGGGAGCGTTTCCCTCATCAGCACCGTCATGTTCCCGGCATCGCCTGTATCAAAGAAACGACTAACGGGATCCATCACAAAAGCTCTGTCTATTCTTTTTAAAACCCCGATCATGGCATTAATGGCCCATACTTCGTCAAACGTCTTACTGTGTGTAAGCATTTTGTGATAATCCAACTGACTATTACCCATGGCAATAATAGCTATGTTTTTGCCTATTAGCTTTGGAATTGGCTTCATGTGGTGGGAATGCGAACTTGATCGTACCTGTATTGACTCTGTGTCCCTGCGCCTTCGGCGGTATTTCTTAGTCTAACAATAGCATCCTGAAAACGTTGTTCAAAAGTAGCCATTTCATTTGGGTCTAATTTTAAGAATGTAGCTGCTTCTACCAAACACCCGTATAACAAACAATTTGTGGCATTGTCGGAAAGCCAAGTAGTGCCACTATCTCCTGCTGCGGTTAAGGAAGCGGGTCGATAAAAATAGTGTAATTCAAAGGTATAAGTAGTATCAGGGGTGGGCGCCAAAATAAAACTATCACTATCAAATTCGGCATAATACTTAGGACGTCCCGTGACCGATCCGGATGTTGTTGGTTTATAAGAACGCATAAAACTGACTTGCTTTAACAACATGTAATAATAAACATCACTGGCTATAACGGCCAAACTAAAAGGCGCTAAAAAATCCGTTGGCATCCCCAAATAGGGAGTATCGGCTGATGCGGTTCCCGTTACATTTTTTCTAAAATTATCCAACCAGACATTTTTAAGAATTCTTTCTTCAGTTTGCTTGATTATGGTATCAAGGCTATTAACAAAAGTAGTTTCAGAACTATCAATATAGTTCTCAATCGCTGTTTTTAATCCACTATAGGTAAAACTCATTACACGGGTCCTGCTGTGGCGATACTGCCACCACCGGTTACATCTCCTGTGGTAGCCGTTCCGGTTGAAGTAAAGCTATATTCATTTGTGTCCACAACCGTTATTGTATACCCACTTGCACTTTCAAGCACGGCTGTCGTAACTCCATCAAAAGTCTTAGTTAATCTAAAACGCACGGTATCTCCTGTGGTCCTATTGTGTTTAAATTCAGTAACATAAATTACCGTATTTGCCCCGGCAACTCCACTCCTGAATGGATTCAAGGGCAATAAGGCCTGTGCGGGTCCGACCGCGACAAAAGGACCACCGCCCCTTGTACCTACCGTGCCCGTACCTGTAACTGCACTAAAGGTGTAGGTATCTGCATCTACCTTGGTTATAGAATAGCCATCGGGATCCTCTAAAGTATCCGTCGTAAAACCATCAAAGGCTTCTGTATTCCTGAAACGTACTTCATCTCCTGTCGATTTACCATGGTCGTCTTGAAACACTTTAATAACTGCACTGCCCTGAGTAGATAAAAGGGGATTGCTGGTCAACATAGATACTGCTGCCGGTTCCGTGCGATCGGGTCTTGGATTTCTAACAGCTTGAGGATCAGTCCCAATGGGAGGAGGATCTAATTGGGGCTGTTTAATATCAAAACATTCTGAACAGGTCATAAAACCGTCCCACTGTTTTTTTAATTGCTTTAAGCGGTAGCGTTGTCCACACGTATCACAAATTGCCCACGTAAGCTTGCCCGCGGCAAAGGCCATTTATCCCCCCCAAGGCGGTATTGGTTTCCAAGGTGTTGGTGCTGTGGGTGGTTGCGGAATCGGAGTCCCAGGGCCAATACTTGGAGGTGGAGTTCCAGGGTCTGGCATCGTTGGAGGGCCAATAGGAATACCCCTTGGAGGCCTAGGAAGAATAGGCATTGGAGGTTCTCCTCCTGGACCTATATCCTCCCAAGGGGGTCGCTTTGTTTGACCTAATAAGCTTTGTATTTGAGCGTCAATTTTCGCTATTTGCATCTGCAATTGCATTTGTTGCATTTTCAAAGCACGGATTTTAGCCATAACACTCTCACCCGGTGGTCTTGGGGGCTCTGGTCCTATTGGTTCCTCTATGGGTGGTCTTGGTATTGGTGGTGGTGGCTGTTGCAGGAACCGTTTAAATCCAGGAGGAAGGGGCTTCATATACTCGGATTGAGTCCCAACCGCAGGAGCTCTAACAACTGTAGGTTGTTGTAAACCTATACCTGGAGGCGCTACGAGCGCCGGTCCAGGAAAATCAAATTGATTAATATCGGTGGGCCATCCCGTTGCTGGGGTCTGCCAGTCCTTCATATCTAAAAGACCCTCACCTATAAGTCGCTGCAAATCACGCCCACTTTTAAAGTTACGTCCTTTACGTCCTCTACGTCCTCCGCGAGGGAATAAACTTTCTAAACCGGCTCTACGTATAACCATTTCTTTCTCCTTAAATAACTAATCTCGGCGGTATAAACCTAGAACTTACGGAATCTATGTCTTCAAAGGCCGCTCTATCAAATTCTTCGTCGTATATCTGCTTTAATAACTGTACTCTATCCGGTGCCCGTTTCATAGCCAAATAATAAGCCAATCCTGCCGTCATACAAGGTAAGAACCTAAATACAGCTTCCATATTATTAGTGTAATCCCCGGCATCTTGCATTCTGGTCAACGCATAGTAATAAATTATATCCGTTGAATTTTCCGGAGTGGGGTATAAATATAATCTAGGTGTTATATGCCGTTCTAAAAAGAACTGACTTGGTTTACTTTCACTAGATTTATTGGGTGTGTATAAAAAATCAGATCGACTGATTCTTGTTAATTGATAATCAATATTATCACGTTGAATAACCGCAGAGGTTATATCAACAATATCCGTACCTAGATCCTCATAATTAGTCCCTTCGGTAACGGTAAAATTACTTTTGGTAATAAGCCATTGATTTAAACCTCGATTGCCCCATTCGGCTATTAACAGGTTTAAGGAACGACGTGCAGTCTCTAAATCGTACCCGGTACGAAGTTCAAGACCACAGCGTTCATAAGCTTCTTCTATAAGCTCGTCTACACTAAGGTCGAATGAAGTTGTCCCTGATGTGGCCATAAGTTAATAACCACCAGGTTTAGACTTCTTCTTACCTTTTTTAACTACGCCACCTTTGTTATAGCTATCACTTTTGCTCCAGTCTATTCCTTCTCGTATGGCGTTTCTTCTATTTGTTAGTCCAGGCATTATTTTCTCCTAAAAATATTTAGTTTCTTTTCTGCGACTTTCCATAACCTTTCCGCAGCCCACAGCAATTTTAGTTTTAATTGGTTTCTTGGGGGATGTTTTCGTTGGTTTCTTAGTCATTGCTCCTAGTTATGCGGTGCTTCGTAATATTTTAAGAATTCACCCCAAACCGTGTATTCATTACCAGCGTCTGCCGTAGAAGGTATAACCAAAAGGACATCACCCGTATAACCGGATGCTTCTGTATTTATCAAACCACCAATATCACTGAAGTTAAAGAAATTGTCATAAGACAAGGTTAAAAAAGTAACGTCTGTCGTTGCCTCCCAATCTAGGGAAGCCGGTCCATCAGGGGAACCACTCACGGTGTACCAAATTTTATTTAGTGCAACGTGTGTGCATGAATTACCGTTTGTAGTCGATTTTTCAAGGGCAGAAACATCAACTAATGTTGTGCTACTGGCATTCCCATCCGAATACACAGAACAATACGTAACTAATTTTTTATCAAAGTCATACTGAATAGTTGGTCCTGTGACTGAATTAGCCATAAGTTACCTCCTATTAAGCGTCAGCAAATGGTGTTACTAAAGTTCCTGATCCTAATAATTGGGCCGTAACATGATATTTAGCACTCGCCATAGCAGTTACAATAACAATACTACCTACTAATCCGCCTTTCGTTGTACCATTTTGAGTAATAACATCATTAGATGAAGCAGAAATAAAAGTCTTACCGGCTGCACTGTCATCAAGACCAGTGTATGCGCCACCTACAAACTTATCCGTACCATCCGTTAAGATGTCCATGTCTGTGGCTGCTGTCACTACTATAAAAGTAAATTGAGCGCCTAGGTTGCATAGTTGATTGGGATCTGTCTTATCTGTAGGTTCTGTAACCACAATACTGGGTAAAGTAAATTTACCATCGGCATCATTAGTTATTAGTACCTTCCCGGCATGACTAGCTACAGTAATTGTAGTGTCAGCGGTTAAACTTACAACAGAGTTATAGCCTGCATTAATAAACCCAGCAAGGGATCTTACCGGACCTGAAAAAGTTGATTTAGCCATTTTATTCTCCTAACTAAAACTGTTATACCATCTTGGAGTAAGTCTGCCGAGCCAGTTGATATAACAAATTATCTCGGAATGATTTGAGTATAGCAGAAAATTTTTGAAAGTGTCTAGAAACAAGGTGCCGGGTTGAGTAAGAAACCCCCGGCGGGGTTCCATAGTTTTGTACTAGCCTTACGCTCCAGGGCTGCCGAATACACAACGGGGGTCAGACCACCCGAATGAGTATCTCTCGCGAGCCTTGTACCTAACA